ACTGGTTTTTTTCTACGCATTTGCTTTGCTGTCAACCCAACTCCAATGGGTTGATCTCCATTTCTTTTTCTTCCCATTAATCAATCTTCTGCTTTTGAGCACCAGGATATTTTTGAACTCTCTCTAATACTTCATTCCAACCTGGTTTTCTTTTTATCAGTTTATTTTTCCACTCTCCAACTTCTCCAACACCTGGCATTGTAGATGGATCTGAGTAATCACGAGACCAATCTGGATTGTCTTCTGTCCATTGATCCCAATCATTCACACTCATTACCACTTCTTTTTGTTCACCAGTTTTTGTATTAACTACAGGATATGTTGCCATAATAATTGATTAATGTATAGTTATTTAGACCCATTCAAGGGCTTCTGACACTGTAGGGAATTGTTCGATAAAAACTTTACGACATTCCTCTGCAATATCCATATGTTCTTTCTGTGTTCCATGTGCAGAACGAAGATCAATATAATGTATCCAAGAACGACAAGAACCTGTCATGTATATTCTTGTAGGAGTACATAACGGTAATACCATTCGAGCACATTCTTTTGCAACTCCCTCTTCAATCATCTGATTATACAATGATTGTGCAGAACTGAAAAGAGTAATCATTTGTGCTTCTAATTTTTGTCTTACGAAAGGATCGAGATCATCTGTTGAGTTCTGACGGTTCTTTAAATCCTGTTTTCTTAAGTCTGGTAATTCAATTTTACCAAGTTCATTACTCTGTGCATATCTTTGAGAGAACTCTTGAAATGTAAAAGAACGATGTCTTAATATCTGTGCTGCAATTGCACGAGTCGTTTCTATTTCAAGTGTCATTGATGATTGCTCAAAGACAGACCAGTGATTATGTTTGATACAATATCTCAACAACCCTGCATAGTTTGGATTGTCTTGATTGTTTGGATTTGACACTCTGGCAATATGTGCCATCGTTTTTTCAGCATCGGGTGTAATGCTTATAAGACTAACGTTCATTTAAATCCCTTTGAATTTTTTGCTTTAAGTTCTGCAAACTCTTCTTCTGCAATTCTTAGAGTTTGTTTCATTTCTCTAAGTTTTTCATCTGTATATAGATAATCATTCTTAATTAATTTTTTCAATAACTTAATTAAATTATTTTGTCTACCCATTAGTCAGAACCATCATCATACATTTCATCATAATCAAGTGATTTAGCTGAATATGCTTCATCACTTTTATATGAGTCTACATCAGAATACACCTCTGCTTTTAATGTGTCAACCATTAATTCGAGACTACGAACAATATCTTTTAATTTACTGCGATCCATAATATAATGCTTTTATATATTGTACACAAAAAAAGAGGAAAGGTCAACCCTCTCCTCTTGGATTATGTATTTCCCAGTTAGTGTCATGGAAAATATCTATGTTCACCCATTTTGCGTAGTGAATTCCCCGATAACACAGAAAAGCAAAGACCTCAGTTATGTCGTGCTTCTCTTCGTTCCATTCTGGTTGTATTCCTCTACCTAATAAGTGTAACATTTGTCTTTACCTCCTGTAACAATTATTTATAACTGTACAAGAGTCTGGCTTCAACGTAGATTATTGCAAGAAATACTACGCTCGCCACGAGAATTTCTGCAGTTACCAACATTACTTGCCTCCTTTAACTTCAACACCCCTGTAAACAAGTTGTTTTTGTTGAGGCTGTTGGATTTTCTGTTCTTGTAGACGAGTTTCAGTATCATACTGAACTCCTCTGTAAGTGACTTGTGCCATGATTTGCTCCTAAAGTAATTGGACTTTTAATCCGTTCCTTCAGTCGGCTTTTGCGTCCTCAAAACATACTGGATCAGTATGTGCAATAATTATTCTAGTCATCTCTAACCTGTCAGGGTCAAAGGGTCTAACTAAAGATAGCAACTCATTGGCATCTGCACAATTAAGTGGAGCACCGAGTAATACTAATTTCATTAGAATGTTATACATGAGGATGAACGAACCCGTTCCGAGTCGGCTTACTTGCGTCCAATGATATAAGCATCACACTGTCCTGACACCTTAGTTCTCAAGTAGTCTATAAGATACTCGTGAGCATCAGAGTTAAGATTCTTATCACTAAGTATCTCAATTCTGTTTTGGTTCCATTCTGAGCAAGACATCTCCCAATGGGAAGCATTATGTTCAGTAAGAAGTGATGCCATTAGTGTGAATTCTATCATTTGGATGAACGATGTGTCTATATTAACACATTCACAGTATATATGCAAGCACTTTTGTATTTTTTGATACAATTTTAAAAAATCTTAAGGGTTTAAAAATTTTGGGGAAATTTTTTTGCCCTTTTTTTGGATTTACTTTCGTTTTTTGGTTTTGGTCTTTGGATTATTGTATCCCCATAGCGCTGGTTTAATAGTTCCTTTACCATAATCTATAATTTTTAGACCTGTTTTAAACTTATCATAATACATATCAAACAAATGTACTCTTGAACCTCTAGTGAGATCACGACAGACCTTCTCATTGTATTCATAAGTAACGATACACGCATCAGTAGGTGCATTCGTAGTTGATACTTGTTCAAGAGTTCCATTCTCTATCACAATCTCACAACCATATTCACTTTTATGATTTTCTTTTTCTTGACTTGTCCAAATTAATTCTTTCTTTTCCTTTGGCTCTGGTTTAGTTTTAGTTGTCATGATCTACCACCCCATATGATATCTGGATATGCTTCTGATACTATCTCTTTTGATATTTTATATTTTTCTTCAAGATTTTTATCTTTTACAAGCACAATAATCTCTGCCTCTAATGGATGTAATCCTTCAAGTATGTTAATGAACATAGTCTCTCTACGAATATTATTAAGACTATCATTACCACCTTTTAAGAAGTGATAGAAGTTTTTAAATTCTCTACGAATCGTAGTGTGTCCTTGCTTATCACTTGTTCCCATTGAAAAAGAACCTGTCTCATGCATTTTACGAACTTCATGAGAAATCTTTGTTGACAAAGTACCACTATTTGATGTTTGCTCATCATACCCTGTGTATGGCACTTCACCCTTTGGTAAAACTGATATTACAGTTTCATCAAAGTTCCAAATAAGAAGTGCTTTGAGTGATGGATCTTCATATCTTTTTAACACCTCAACTTTCTTTGCTTTCGACCTTTGCTTTGATGCAAGGTAAAATACTTCAAAGGCAAATGGTTTTAAAGGAAGTTCAAGTGGATCTTTTTTAATCGTCTTCTTCTTCGCTGTCGTTGTCATAATTGTTTTCAAATCTAAATGCTACAATTTCATCTGGTACTAAGTTTCCATTAGTGTCAAACATCTCAGGATGTGGTCTCGGAATCTCTCGATAATTCATCATATAGTCTCTTGCTACCCAACCTATAAGTGCTCCAAGTATGAAAAACATAATTGAAATAGGTAAGGCAAGTGCGGTCAGGACTTGAATATCCATGATACTCCTTTGGTAATGTTATTTTCTTTTCGACAAAGAAAATTCAAAATAGATACCAACCTCTCGGTTAAAGAAATTAAATATCTTATCAAAAACAAACGAAAATGGTTTCACTTGTTTCTTTTTACCCCCATTGAGGATAAATTCAAAACCACGATTAATTTCGAGGTTTGATTTATTTAGCTCAGACGGTAATGATTTTTTGTTCTCTGAGGAACTTAACTGTTTCAACCGACCCTCCTATTCTTTTACCATCACAAATGACTTGTGGAAATGTAGAACCACATCCAAACTCATCATTAAATGCTTTTTTATCAAAGTGTTCATCCAAATTATACACCACAAACTTACTACTTGTCAACTCTAATATCTTTTTTACTTTCTCACAATGTGGACATCCTTTCTTAGAAAACACAGTGAAATTCATTTTTGTTGCTAGCCTTAAATAATGATTTATAAAAATAAAAAAGGGAGGAAACCCTCCCTTTGTGTTACCACCAACACACTCCCCCCACCACAGGGGAGTATCTTTAGTCCCAAATCTACAAGGATGCTAAAGACATTTATATTATAAAGTATTTTTTGATACTTGTCAAGCTATAGTTCTGCTTCAAATGCTATTGCTTCTTGTGAGATACCAAATTTATATGAGGCAGACAAAGAATTATTACTATTTAAAGCTGCTGAATAGTTAAAATTAAATCGAACTGTTCCATTATGGATTGCACCAAACATATTACATTCACGAGAAAGTGCATTACTATAATTACCGTCGTAAAATGTATGAGTAATTTGTGAAGTACCATCACTATAATTAAGGAGAGAAGGCATTGCTCTCATAGAGCTAGGTAAAATAAAAGTACTTTGCAATCCAGCATTACTATAGGATGTATCTTGTGCCATTCTAACACTGATTAATCCACTAGGAAGTGTTTGATAATAGCGTTGACAATCTATTAATTCATCTGAGAATCTTTTGTGCTCGAACGAGGTCACTGTACCTCCAACTTCAAGTTGCACTCCCGTAAGAAAAAAGTTATTTGAAGTACTATCCATTGCATTAACATTAGAACTAGAACATCTTGTAGTAGCACCAGTACCCCAAGAACTGCTTTGTAATGTTCCAGAAGTATAATCTGACCCTCCTAGTAGCCAAAAGTTAATGCTAAGTGAAAAATTATTGTCGTTAACAAAAGCTCCAGTTGTATCTGCAGGATAAATAATTTCATATCTATTCCAATTAGTATCTGAAACAGTTATTGTTTTACTGCAATGTCTACTATTATCAACATCTTCTAATTCAACAGTATAAACTCCAGTTTTTGTTGCTTTTATGTAAAAAGAAAGTGCAAATTGTTTTGCAGATGAAGTACCTTTTGCAAAATCTTGTATATCTTGTCCTTCCAATCTGTGTTGAATAAGAAAATAATTATTCGCACCTACTGATGTATCTGCTGTGGTACAATCCCATTTTGTTGAATTAGCAAAACCATCTGGTGTATCTGTAGATTTTGTTATAGCTACTTGTGCTGCACATCCATTATTTGTTTTAAATCTATCACACGCAAAATATCCAGCAGAACCAGTGGCAGATTGATCTCCTCTTTGATGAACCATCATTCCACCATTTATGACCTTGTTCCTATGAGAAAGTCCACCTCCTCCAGTCATTCCAGTTATTTTTGCAGTGCAAGTTCCATCTGCTGCTGTTGTGATTGCATCACTCGTTGCACTATTGTGTCTGATTGCGTCTACTTTTAATGTGCTCACGATGGAACTCCTATCGCTTTTATGTATAAAGTTGGTACAACTACTGCATCATTAGAACTACCATCCATATAATTATTTGCATGTAGTTTTATATTATAACTGTCACTATATTCTCTCATTTGTACTTTCAAGGTTTTAGCTGAGTTCCAATTAGCAACTCTACCTACTGTGTAATCTGTGGAGCCACCGATGTTATAAATCCAATGAATATGTTGCATACCTTGATAGTCGTTAGATCTGTAAGTATGTTTTGATTTTGTTACAACATTACCATCAATAACATTTTGATAATGTGAAAGTCCATATCCATTATTATTATCATACCAACCGATATAATAACTAAAATAATAATGCACCTGAACAGTACCAGAAGGAGGTTGATATGAAATTGATGAACCAGTCACGTCAGTATAACTACTAGTACGATTATTTTGATAACTTGTGACATTTTGAAAAGTAACAGTTCCATTTGCTGTTGTTAAACTTGATCCATCACAAGGACTTCCAAATTCTTCTAAAACTTGAAGAGGACTGCCACTTGTACTGGTTAAAATATTACCATCAGCATTACTTGGTAACTTTAAGGTGCGATTTGCCGCTGGATTGCTGTCTGGTGCTGCGATAGTGACACTGTTGCCTCCCGAATGTACTAATTTTATATTACTCATGCTGCAATCTCCATTACTGTAAGTTGTGCCTGTGTTTGATCAGAATTATTTTCATTTAACTTTACTGTGTGGCTGGAGTTTGCATAATATCCTTTAAATTTCACCGTAAAAGTTGCAGCACTTGTTGAACCAAATGTTCCCTGTCCTGTTTTCATTAATCTTGCCACAGTTCTGTGTGCTCCATCGTTATACCAGTCATATGGTCTCTCACTATTCTCACCACCACCAGTATCATTTGGACTTGTAGTAAATCGTGTACCATCTTTGTAAATATTATATCCAATTCCATGAGCAGAATTACTGCCAGCCCCACCATAATCGACATAAAAATGACCTTCAAAAATAGCATAGAATTTACTATTAGCTGCTCTTGGTGTCATAGTAACTGAGAGACCATTAATTGCAACATATGAATTACCATTGTTATCTGTTTTTGCTGTTGTTGTATCTGTTACACATTGAATAACAGTTCCTGCTGGCATTGCAGTTTTTTCTAAGGCAGATGTTAGTCCTGTAATACTTCCGTTCCCGTTAATTGTTACTGGCATAAGATTATTTCCTCATCAATATTTATACGATAGTCAGAAAACTACCTGATGGTACAGTGACAGTGACGCCAGCTTTAATTGCAATTGGTCCTGCTGCCATCGCATTTTTGTCTGTAGATATAGTATAACTCACATCGACTGAATTGTCATTCTCAAAAAATACAGTGTTTGTTGATGCACCACCAACAGGAGCACCTGCAGGTAGTCCAGTTAAACCAGAACCATCACCTGTGATCGTTCCACCAGAGACATTGATACCTGCTCTTGCTGTAATTATTCCTATCGCATCTATATTAGTTACGTCTTCGTATGTTAATGTTCCTGCAATACCAACAGTTCCGTTGAACTTAGCATCAGTTACAAAAGTTATTTCCCCTGTCGCACGATCTACATGAAAAGTTGTACCAGTCGTAGTGATACCAACAGTACCAATACCCGCCTGCGTTCCATCTAAGTGAAGTAGTAAGTCTCCATTAGAATTTGTTATTTTTATTTTTTCGTTGACTGATGCACTAGTAGGATCTGACTTTGCCTCAATACCATGAATTCTAAGGGTACTCATTCTTTTAGTAT